GTCATCCGTCAGCCCTATCCGCTGTCAAGGCGGTAGACCTGACCCACCAGGATTTCAGGTCCTGCCAAGCCGATGTCCAGATGCCCCGAGCACCAATGCGGGGCTAAGCCGCTTCGCGTGGCCTAGAGGGTCTAGGTCCATCTCGGGAGGCGGGATTCGAACCCGCGACTTCGGCCTCTAAGGGCCGCGCTCTACCAACTGAGCTACTCCCGATCCACCGGAGCGGGGCGGAATGTCGAACGTACGCATCTGGACGCGTACGTTCTAGGTGTTGCCGCTGGCGTACTGGAACGCCTTATGAAAGCCGTGCCGCCGCCGAACTGACGCCCGGCGCCGACCCGATGAGAACGACTGTACTGTGTTCTGGATGAGAACGCAATACCTACTTCTAATTGGTCCTATCACGTCTCGTCGTACGAGTAGCTGATTGTTTCCTGCGTCCAGTTTCCTGGACCCGCATCCGATGCCACCACCAGCTGGAACACGACGAACTTGGTCGTGGCGGCCGTGTTGGTGTAGGACGTTGCGTCCCAGGTCGCCTTGTTGCTGGCCGTGAAGCCGGTGAAGTTCGACGCCGCGACCGTCGAGTTGCCCGTGGTCGGGGTTGCGCCGGTGATATAGGCGGCGGTGAAGTTCAAGGTCGTCGAGGTCATGATCGTGCCATCGCCCCAGATCTTGAAGTTCGTCACACCGTTTGCGGGGATGGTGTCGACGTACAGCTTCAGCCACTTCTCGTAGCTATTGGTGCCGACCGTGATCGGGTTGGCCTGCCGGTTGCCAAGCGTGTTCGTCGCGTTGTCGGCCGACTCAAGGTCGATACCGGTCTGGGCGGCCGAAACTGTTCCGGCCGATGCGCCGGTGCAAACCCGGAGGGAAAGTGCTGCGACCATGTTCGTTTCTCCTAGCTATCGCTCTTCTTGGCTGCCGGTCGGGAAGCACTTGCGGGCGCCGCCGACATACCGGGAGCAGGCTTCTTGGAATCGAGCACGTCCTGCGCGGAGGGGATTTCGGCGAGTGACACGACACCGGTCGGGCTCATCGCCATCAGTTCCGCAAACTGCCCGCCCAGCGGTGCCCGTCCGTCGTCGATCCGTGCTTCATCGACGGTCTTCCAGGGCATCCCTGCGAGGGCCAGTTTGTTGATGTCCGCCTTGCCCTTGCTCTCCTTGAGGTTGAGCGCGGTAAAGCGGAACGCCAGATTGTTCTGCGGCCCCCCGAAGCCCTCGTCCCAGACGATCTCTCGGGTTAGGTATTCCTGGATGAGTTGCATCAATGGCCGCAGCCCGCGATCTTCGGTGTGCTGGTCCTGGGATTCGGCCGTGCTGCGGTTGACGTCCGCCGTCATGTTCAGGTCCTGCGGCGACAGGCCGAAGACCGCCGCGATCTTGCGGGTCAGATAATTCTGCCATTCCAGGAACTGCATGTCGCGGTTATTCGGCCGGAAGGGGATGAATTTGCTGCCCTTGGTATTGCCGATGAACGCCAGCGCGCCCTTGCCCGCGACTTCACTCGACCAATAGCTGGCGAACTTGTCGACATCTTCCTTCTTGGCGCCTTCACCGAGATCGAAGATGCCATCTGGTGCGGCGTTGGTGACCTGGCGACGGTTGTATTCGTTGCCCGATAGTTCGGCATCGATCGCGAGCTTGAGGGTTTCGAGCGGTGACAGCCCGACCACGGAGTACGTGCGTGGGTTGGACATGATGTAGAGCATGTCGGTGTTCTTGAGGCGAGCGCGTTCCTGCCAGTCGGGATACCAGTAATAGCGAACCTCTTCGGGATCGCTGCCATCCCACAGCGCGTTGACCTTGATCGTCGCGCCATCGACCGGATATAGCTCGGTGATCTGCCCACGCAGGCTGCGGACCATCTCGATACATCCCGCATCGAGCACGAGCACGTCTTCGAGGACTTCCTCGATCAGCTTGCGGAATGAATCGTTCTTGGGGTTCGGCATGGTGAACAGTTCTTTGATCTGCTGCGCCAATGCATCACTGGTCGTCTTGTCGGTATCGAATGGGACGATCTCCCATTCGGCACTGGCCACTTGGCCGCGACGGATATTGATCGCGGTCCGGACCCATTCACTGTGCTCGGCCCAGTTGCGATACAGGATGGCATTGCTTTTGCCGACCTTACCGCGCTCGTTCCAGCCCAGCTGGTAGGACGCACCCTGGACTTTCTTGGGTGTGGTCAGCTGGGTCAGAGCCTTGGAAATGTCGACAAGCACGCTCATGTTTTGAACCTAGCCATGTGCTGCGCCACAAGATCGCTCTGCGCCTTGTTGAGCCGGTCTTCCATGAAGCGATTGTTCATCTTTGACATCGCCTCCTTATGGGTCATCTGGTACGTCTCATAGGCTTCGAGATAGTCGGCGACATGGTCCGGGACTTCCTGGACACCGTCACGGAATTCGACTCGCTTCATCGGCGTGCGCTCCCAAACACCATCCCGCCATCGAGCAGGTTCATGGCATGTCCAAGACTGTCGACCATGTCGTCATGGCCTTTGGGGAAACTCAATAGTTCGGTCTCGAAGATGCCACCCTTGAGCGTGCGATGGTGATAGACCTTGTGGGATTCATAGCGGGCCGCTGTCGCACGCGCACGGGTGCGCTTATCGATCTCGGCCTTGCGTCCGACGACCGGCACGTTCGTCGTATTGAGCAGGTCCTGGACCAGGGTCGACTGGAACTGGTTGTTCTCGATGATCACCCGGCTGACCTTGGGATAGGCCCGCACACCGTCGAGAACGAACTCTCGATGTCCGGTTTCGATCTTGTCGCGATAGACCGACAGGACGTAGTGGTTATGGTCAGCGTCTTCCGCCACGATCGCCCGAGCCGTGAAGTCCGCTCGTTCACGCTCTGAGCTTGCGAGGTCCACACCCATCGTGATCGTGTATTCCTTGTCCGGGTCCAGATGGTCAAAGTATTGGAACCACTCTCGTCGGAAGATCGTGCCTTCACGCAACCCGCTGATGTCATTGAGATAGGCGCACGCGAAGTTGTCGGAACCCATGTTGAGACGCTCTTCGTAGAGCTTGTCCAGAGGCCAGACGTCAGGCCAGAGCGCCTGCTCTTCGTCGTTGTCGTCAACATTGATCGCGGCCTTGACCAGCGAGCGCCATCCCTTGCCGCCTTCCTGTTCCGGAGTGATCAGGCTCTCGTACAGATCGCCTTCCATCCAGCGCGTGCCCAGGACAAGCACGATGCCGCCCGGTACGAGACACGGCTTGAGTGTCTTCCAGAACCATTCCTCGACCTTATCGCGCTGGTCGATATTGATCGTGTTCTCGGAGTCCAGGATGTCGTCGCACAGGATGATGTCGAAACGCTTGCCCAGGATGGCGCCCTGGGCTCCGACCGACAGCATCGTGACGTTGTTGCTGCCGTGATGGATCGAATCCTTGCGCAGCCACTCAAGATCAGTCCACTTGCTGGGACTGACGCAATCCCCGAAGACGTCCTTGTAGCGATCGTTGTTCTGGATCGTCCAGCGGATGGCTCGACTGAAGCCGTTTGACTGGGTCGCGGTATTGCTGATCAGGCCGATTCGGATATCGGGCAGCCGACCGACCAGCCAGGACAGCAGAATGCTATTGCCCCAGGTGGTCTTGGCATGACCACGCGGTTCGAGGATGACGCCGTTCTGCTTCTTGTCGAGACAGTCCAACAAAAAATCCACCATCTCGCGGTGGTGGATTGCTGGCCGGACCCCGAAGACGTATTCCCCGAAGGCATAGACGTCAGTTTTGGAAAGTTCCTTCAGGCTGGCGTTCAGTAACGTCTGCCATTGTTCCTTCGATAAGTTTTGTTCGAGCAAACTCGGCAAGCTGTCGGAGGTCTTCGATGGGGAGGTTGGCGCTGATGTCAATGTTCTTCGACTCCGTTCGACTGGTGGCGTCGCCCAACATCAGCAACAGGGCCTGCGTCGCCCCGACCGCGTCCTTGGGAGAGACCGCGACCTTGCCTTCCTTGAGTTGCTGCGCATAGGCATGGATCGTCGCACGATGGACGAGCACGAGTTCCTCGCGGATCGTGGAATCCTCGGTGGCGAATTTCTCCACCGTACGGTCATACGAGCGGGTCGAAACGGACTGGCGGAAGGCATCGCGCTTGTCCTTCCAGGTCAAACCCCCGGCATCGGGCTTCCGGGCCCGCGTAGCGATCGCGGACCAGGACATGCCGTAGCGCTCGCCGAGGTCCCGGAAGGACAGGGTGGTCGTGATGTATTCCCGTTCGAGCATCTTGGGGTCAACCTTTGGGGCCATGCGCTCGCTTCCATCTAGCCGCGGTGCGATCGTGCTGTTCGCGGAGCATCTGTTGATAGGTCGCCTCGACTCGTTCGCGGTAGCCAGAGTCGATCGGGGCGAGCTTGGTCTTGCGCGGCAGTTCGATCGCTATCGGACCGACCTCATGGACGATGTATGAGTCGACGTCCCAGATCATCACCGCGCCGCAGTCGATGCACGGACCATCGGCCGGGGGCTGGGCATAGCACTGGTGGTCGCAAGAAAGTCCGCGGCCACCATTTCTAGCCCCTGCCAATCTTGTAGCTCCTCGCCATCCTTGGCTTTTTCGATGGCCTCGTCGATAACGAGCGCGGCGTCCTTGGGCAATCGGTAGGTACGTTCAACCCATCGTGCGTTCGGGCTTCCCAAATCTTCTTCCTGGCCAAGATTTCCCCAGTCGAACGCCTCCAGACCGGCCAGTCGATCGAAGCGTACGGGGTCGATGGGGAGGACGTCGAGGAGGTCGGCCTTCGGAACGTTCTCAAGGAGGTCTCGTAGAAGGATTCCCAACTTGCCTTGGTCGGGGCTTCCACGGGTTTCGTTGAGGACGATCGTAAGTTGTTTCGCTTCTTCATCCGTTAGCCCCTCGATAACGGTTACTTCGGCTTCTTCATAGCCCAGTTGCTTCAACGCCTTCCAGCGATGCTCGCCATCGATGATCTCGTAATGGGAGACCAGATCGCGCGCCAGGATCGGATTGACGTAGCCGAACCGCTTGATCGACGCGAGTTCCTTGCGGTACATCTCCTGGTCCATGACGTTCGGATTCCAGGAATTCGGCTTCATGTAGCTCAGGCTGATGACCGCCGTTCGAATCCGGCTCATAGCTCGTCGTATGGCGTGATCGTCCCATGGGTGAATGGGATGAATCTGTAGCCCTTGGGTGGACTGACCAACTGCTCGGCGATCGCGTCCATGACCATCGCCTTCTGCGCCTTGGTCAGTCGGGCGGGCTTCTCCTCTACCACTGGGACGTAGGTCCAGCCAGTCGTTGCGGTGTACGTACCCGACGACCAGCCTGGGCCGACTGCCGCTCCACTAAATGTCGTGGATGACGAGGTCGTTGTACCGGTCCACATCGTCCCGCCGTCGGTCGTGGCGATCGAGCGATACGGTGACTCCTTGAGGAGGAGCGACCGCCAATCGGCTTCCAGGTCGGCTGCGATGACCTTCGGGATGACGCTCCCGCCGCCGCTAATCGTCGTCTTCATCGTTCCACCGTGCTCGATACCCCGGACGGGTCGGAGACTTGTGGTTCGACTGGGTGAATTCCTTCCAGTCGCGGCTGGTTTTGGCGCTCACGAGGCGTGGGGCGATATTCTCGGCGCACATCACGCACATCACTTGGCCGTTGACCAGGAATGGCGAGCGGGTCTTCATCCCGCACAAGCACTCGAACGGCTGCGACACTGTTCATTCCTCCACCGTCGCGCTATGTCCGTCGAACCCGACCATCACGGACTGCAGGCCTGGGCATTCCAACTGCAACCGCTCGAATAGCCAACCAGCGATGCCTTCGGGTGTCGGGAATAGCCCAGGCAACATATCGTTGGCGAATTTCAAATCCAACTCGCTGACGGACTC